TTCATCACTAATTCAATATTAATAGTATCAGTTGAAAGAGTGTCTGTGACTGAAATCCCCGTGCCTTCTGAAGTACAAAGATCGATGTAAGAGCCATTGGTAGTATCAATAGCTGTGATGGTAGCTGTTTTTGCGCCCACCGCTGGATAAACTAGAGCAGAATATTTTCTATCTCCGGTGTTGTTGCCATATGGTAACCGGGACACAAAAACATTTGCATCACTATTAAAGACTTGTCGCGTAGAATGATAAAAATATCTCTCGGCAGCGTTTGTAGGTTTGCCGTAAATTTCTTCAAATTCCGCGAATGTCCCTACATTAAAAACTTCGTCCGTAGGGCCTTGATTGGAAAATCCAGCAACAAATACACTCGTACCGACTGGCGCGGCAGGTCGTTGCGTCAAGTCAATTTCTCTTATTTCTACTCCTGGTGATTGAATTGTTCGTCTACTCATAGTAAAACCTTTACAATTATTTATTGTTTTCCGCTGACATATTTTAGTTGATTTGGCGAAAGATGCATTATAATATAAATATATGAAGGGCATCATCTTAGCTGGAGGAACCGGATCGAGAGTTTATCCTTGTACAAAAACTGTCTCAAAGCAACTTCTTCCAATTTACGATAAGCCTACTATCTATTATCCTCTATCAACTTTAATTAAATTAGGCATTAAAGATATAATGATTATTACTAATGCTCACGCATATCCTCATTTATTACATTTGTTTAATCAAACGGCACTTGGGCCAAGCGGTGTTCATAGCGCAGATAGAAATCGACCATATTTAGGAATTAATTTTAATTTTAAGATACAAATGACCCCGGCTGGTATAGCTGAGGCATTAATTATTGCCGAGGGATGGCAAGGGGATGATAATGTGTGTTTAATCTTAGGAGACAATATCTTTACGGGTATAAGAAAACCTACTCTTAATGGTCATAAGGCTTGTGTTGTTAGTTATAGAGTTTCAAACCCTAGTGAGTATGGTGTAATTGATATTGATGATGAAGGTAAAATTCTTTCAATAGAGGAAAAACCAGATACGCCAAAAAGTAATAATGCAGTAACGGGTATTTATTTTTATGATAATACTGCTGGAGCAAGAGCGAGAAATTTAAAACCATCTCCTAGAGGTGAATTAGAAATTACTGATTTAAATAAAAGCTATTTGCAGGATGATCTATTATGGCATAATAGTTTAAATAGTAATTATGCATGGTTTGATACAGGGAACCCTGATGAAATGTTTGCGGCATCTATGTATGTAAAATCTATACAAGATAGAACTAATACAATGATTGGGTGTATTGAAGGTGAATCATGGAAACAGGGTAATATTACCGAACAGGAATTTAAAAAAATTGTTAGAAAAATGCCGGACTGTTCTTATAAGACTAATGTCGCCATGAGTTATTTTTGGTGATAAATATTCTTAAATTAATTTTGATTCTATTTTTGTAAATTCAAAAGTTGCAGAAGAAATAATTTCAGCCTCGCTAGTATAATCCCAATTTATTTCAGCGAGTCTAGTTGGAAATGCTCCGATATAATCCCATTGTATTTTTCTATTCTCATATTCATCTAAACCGTATACAGTTAAATTAGAGGAATATATTGGAAGTTGTTGATTGGGTTGTGGATATTTTATAATCTCATCTTCATTAAATGCCCCAGTTTTTACGTCATTAATAATATCAAGCCATTTATATATTGCCCAATAATTTTTGAATTCATTATCGACTTTAAAATCTATACTTAAGGGATCATATGATGGACGAGCGTGTGAGCTTACTTTTATAGTTTGTGCGCCATATGGAAGAGTTTTTTCAGGTATACTTATGGTTGGAGTCACGGCTCCGGCAATACTTATTTCTAAACTGTTCGCGTCAATTCTATTTGTATTTCTAGAAATATTATCTACAATTTCTTTTATACCTTCAGGCAAATTTAAAACTAAAATAAATTTATCTTGTCTATTTTTATTAAGTGGTGCTTGATTCATACTCTAACATATCCTGCTCTTTGCATTTCTTCCATATCTGAGTTATAATTAGGACCTTCATCCTCTCCTAAAATATTTATGTTTTCAAAGTGAACTGGCGGAGGGTTCCATGTATCATCAATATTTTGCATTTTATAATCTTGCAGAAAATTGCTAAACTTTTGATCAATATATGGACCTAATTCTATTTTTGCGGGTCGTTGATTATCATCAATTTCTGTTACACTATAGTATTTTTGTATAACGCTATTTTCTAATATTAATAATGCCCAGACCATTGCCATAACTCTATCATCATAATCAAACCCAGGCTGAGCTGCCCAAGACCCATTAGGGTATCGTACAAAATTTTTCAGTTCTATGATAGTGGGTTTTGATCTTATATCAACACATTTAAGTTCATTAATCCAATATCTCATATTAGTTATACCTTTATACTTGGTATTAGTATGAGCATATACTCCTAGTCTATCATATTTTACTTGACCTATTTTAGGAGACCAATTAACTATACTTCTGTAATTATATTGGTGATATAAATTATCTACAACTTGACTGCCGCAATTATTTCTTTCTATTAATACAGGAGGTGCGCCCCAGTGATAACATATGTCACGAACTTTAGTAGTAAATTCAAATGGGTTAATTTCATTAGATGCATATTCTGCAACTTGTTTTATATCTTGTAAATCAGTTATATCTAAAACTTGTATAACGCTAAAATTTTGGCCAACACCTTCTGCTACATCAACACCTATAGTATATAAATGATCTTTATCTGGTTCATCCCATACACTATAACATCCATCATCAAACATATATGTAGGTTCTTTTGTCTTAGCGGCCAGCTTCTCGTAAAAGAGTTCATCGATAAAGGAGTCACCAGTATCAAGAAACTTACAATCAAACTCTTGCGCAAAGGCTTCTTCACTACCTATAGATTTTATAGTATCTTTTTTCCATTGTTCATCTCTACCCGGGACTTCGTGCCATAATATTTTTTCTGCTTTCCAGTTATTTGTTCCTTTTTCTGCTTCTGTGTATAATGTAAAAAATAAATTACCACTACCGTTGGGAGTAGACGCTACAAATATTTTAGATTTTGTTGATGAGGAAATAATAGGATATACTGAACTCCAGAATTGCTCAACAAGATTATTTGGAATAAACGCTAACTCATCTAGAATTAATACATTAACAGATTCTCCTCGTCCAGCATCTGAGCTTGTTGTACTAATACCAATACTACTCCCGTTTGCTAATTTCATAGAAGTCTTACCGTATTCTACAACACCGGGTTTGAGATAATTTGGTAAATTTTCATATGCAAGTCTAACTCTTCCAAAAATACTAATAGCAGTCTGCTCTTTATTAGCAACAATTAATATACGTTGATCGTCTTCAAAACAAGCAATCCATAAAGCATAAATTGTCATCATAGTAGTTTTTCCGGTTTGTCTACTAGCTAGACAGGCTACAAACCTATTATCTCTTAAACTACGTAATATCCTTCTCTGAAAAGGATATAACTGTATTTTCATCTTACCTTGATCAAGATTTACAATGTGAAAAAATTCTTCTGCAAAGTGAAGAATATTCTGTCTTGCTTTTTTGAGCGACTTTACCATCTCCGGAGTCCACTCAAACTCCATATCAGGGTTAGGTAGGTTTGTATTACCTAAATAAAATTTATCGTCTTTTTTTAGCCTCGGCACTATAAATATTTACATGACCGGCAGAGATTTAAACTCTATTAATGACGCTTTTGTAAAAGCTACGGTTTCAGGTACTACTGAAGAGGTTGAAGAGCCAAAAGAACTTGTTACTGAAGATAAAGAAATTAAAGCGTCTATTAAAAATGAGATAGATGCATTGGGAGTCGGCGCAGGGATCGTGGGCGGAGCTCTTTTGCATAAAATTGCAACAAGAAAAAAGAAAAAGAGAAAGGGTCATGACGATGATGGAGCACATGTTCATCTAGCTCATGATTCAGTAAAAGAAACTGGATTACCTGATCTTAGTCGTCATAGTGGTGATCGTTTAGATGATGAGCCATTAGAGGTTGGAGATATAGTGGAGGTTGAAGGTGAAGGTTCAGATTTTGTAATTCTTAGTATTGATGGAGACTGGGTTTCAGCCGCCGAGCTGGCGGGTGATGGAATTCAAGTTAAAAGAGATAATGTTGCAAAGACATCGAGCATGTCCTGGGGCGAAGCGAAAGAGTCAGTTAAGTTTGAAAGGAAGTTAGTTACATTAAAGGAAAAAAAGGACAAAAAAATGGATCATTTTAAAGTAGACGCAAATATTATGGATGAATATGAAGACCGGTTGGCTTCTAGTAAATATAGGGTTCGTGAAAAAAACGAGCCTGGTAAAGATCATAAGAAGCCAGATGAATCTGTTGGAGTGAAGTTAAATTCGAAGAATCAACGACCAACAGATGAGGTTGTAGTAGATGGTGCTGAGCCTAAAAAGCAAAAAGCAGAAGAAGATTTACAGGAGCCTGTTGAGGCGGCAGAAGAGGATGACGACAAAAAAGTAAAAAAAGAGAAGAAAGTTGTTAAGGAGAGTATAAATAATTGTAACAAAGGTAATATTATGTCAGAAGATAAGTCAATATTTGATAAGCTCTACGAGCAAGTAATGGGTGAAGACGATGATTTCGAAAATGAGCTTGGTATAGACACATTACCAGGCGATGATCTTGGTCTTGATGATGAGCTCGGAGATGAAGGTGGCGAAGACGTCACAGTAACATTAACTCCAGACCAAGCCGATGCTATTCGAGCCGTCGCGGATCAACTCGCTCCAGCGGATGACGAGGAACCCGCTGATGATGAGTTCGGTGGCGACGACGAGCCGGTTGAAGATGAAAGCTTCGAGGGAGTCGAAGAGGATGTAACACCAACAACTGGTGCTCCGACATCCGATGGTACAAAACCTGGTGTCGATCCTTCTGATGGTGGTGGTAAGGCCACGGATCCTGCTTCTGATAGTTTAGGCGGAAAGACAGCTGGTACCGGTGATGCGAAGGTTACTGATGACGAGACGACAGGTAAGCCTACCACTGATGGTAAGAAACCTGGAGTTCACAAAGCCAGTGGTAAGCCAGGTCCATTAAAGGCCAAGTCGAAGACCTAATACAATTAAAACATAATACCTTTGAGAGCCCCTTACAAATGTAAGGGGCTTTTTTATTAAATAATTAAAATGTTATTTACTCGTAAATTTCTTGAAGCTTTAGGACTCCCGAATTTATATAAATTAAGAGGTAGTACGGGGTCAGGAAGATTGCATCAAAATTTATTACCGGTTAGTCATAGAACAAAGCCTAATACTTGTCATAAACTAAACAGATTAAAAGATGAGGAAAATGGAGTATTTCTTTTAACCGCTAGCGAAGTACAAGGTATAAAGGAGTTATATAAGATTACAGATTTAGAAAAGAGAGGTTCTCGAAATTTAGGTAATACTGGAATAACAATGTATATAGCAGATAACAAATATTATATTAAAAAATAATGGCATCAGCATGGAGTACAGATACAGCTACTGCAGTAAATTATCATAGTAACGCTGAAGATATTATACGATTTAATAATAAGTCGTTAGGTACAAACGAGCGTAATCAAACATATAAGAGATGGTGGAAAGAGCAAGTAAGATTATATGGAACTAGTGTTAGTTATTATGTTCGAAAATTTAATCTAGATTTAACTGATAAAACGTATGGTGAAAATCCATATGAAGGATATCAAACTCCTCAGACACTTACTATGTTAATAGATTTAACGGATGGTGCTATAACGTACTCTCAATATGGCTTAATATCTGATGATGAATTAGCGGCTGTAATAGATATTGAAACTTATCAAAAAACTCTTTCTTCTTATTATGATAGTTCGACAGTTACAGAACCAAATGCTGGAGATGTATTTCAATTAACTGAATATGGAGATGATCGCCCGGCGGGTCGGAACGGTAAAATATTTGAAATTACTGAACGGTTAGACGAGACCATCGGACAAATAAATCAATTACAAGGACACTATGTATTTAAACTTCGAGCTCGGAGGAACGACCATACATTCTTACCAGGATTAACTGCAGAGACTAAATCTACACAAGTAGTTGATGTATCAGGAGTTGGCCCGTTATCTGCTATTGAAACTGATTATATACATGATATAGATACAGAACAAGCGACGTATTTTGAATATGGTACTAACGATGACGTGTATGGTGACTATTACTAAACTCGTATTCTACGTCTTTTAATACTGAGTGAAATCTTTCGTTGATATATTTATTAATAGGTATCGGCTTAAGACAATCTGCGGTATGTCCCATTTTTTCTGCTTTATCAGCAATAATATTCACGGCTTCGAATAAGCATAACCATCTAGCTAAAGGTGAATAATCTCTTGTCGTTGGCTTATTTATCATAAATTATTTTTGTAGGTAAAACGGTATTAATGTCGATTATAATTTTATTAATTGTATCACATTCATCGCATTCAAATTCATTTTCTTCTGTTAAAGTAATATATACATTATTCATTTTTTTGCATTTTTGACATTCAGCTAGGATTCGGTTTTGTTCAGCTAATTGAGATAATTGAATTGCTTCTTTTTCAAGATTTAATCGTGCAATATATCTAAGAATATTATTGTAGAGAAAAAAGAAGAGTATTTGAAGACCTGTTATACCTATTAATACTTGTATTAAAGTATTAAATGAAGGGTAAAATAAAAATGTAATACCGCTTATTGAACTTGAAATTAAAAATACAATTAATAAACTCTTAACTATCTGACTCATCATGATCTAAATCTTCCGACACTGATTTTATAAGATCCTGAATTTTTTGCAACTTAAAAGTTGCGGATTTAACAATTTTTTTATCTAAGTGGACGGCGGGATTATCGGCAAGTTGATTTATTAAATAAGTAGCATCTGATATGTTTTTAAAAGCACTACCGAGTTGTTCAATTAAATGATCTCCGGGAAAAGGTATTAAATCAGCTTTAATTCGATTATAGGTGTCGGGACTTGCTTTTGCAATATCAGCTAATGTTTTTGTCGTAGGTCGAACATGTCTAGACTTTACATCTTTCCAGTACTTGTTAGTGTACTTATATAAATCTTCGAAAAGTATGCCTTTCATCATAAGTATTTAATAAATACTTACATGGGAAAGTTTGAAAATAGATTTTTATCTTTGCTTAAGGAAGAAGAGCCACCCGGTGCAGATATTCCAGCCGTGGATGCAGGTCCAGAGGACGATGATAATTCTTTTGCAAATAGTTTAGATGAACCAGATAATGCTGGTGAGTTTGAAGATGTAGTAGATCAGCGGCCTAATGAAGGTCTAGAGCTGGAAGATTTGCAAGAATGGATTGGTAACATTGATGAGGTATTGGAATATTTAAATGGTGGTGTTGATAGTGTGTTAGGTAAGTTAAGATCTGATAATAAGATTGGTACTATT